GATACATTATATAGTTCAGATGTTAATTCAATTGCAACTTTCCCAGGTCAGGGCATCACTGTTTGGGGCCAAAAGACACTACAGAAGAAAGCATCAGCTCTTGATAGAGTAAATGTAAGAAGATTATTAATTAAACTCAAAAAGTTTATTGCTTCAACATCAAGATTCTTGGTATTTGAACAAAATACAGCGGCAACAAGACGAAGATTCTTGAATATTGTTAATCCATTTATGGAACAAGTTCAGTCTAATTCGGGATTAACTGCTTTTAGAGTTGTAATGGATGAAACAAATAATACTCCAGACACAATTGATAGAAATATCTTATTTGGTCAGATATTTGTTCAACCGACACGAACTGCAGAGTTTATTGTATTGGATTTCACAGTTCAGCCAACAGGAGCTACATTCCCTGAATAATATATATACATTATGGGTATATACGAAAAACCATCATTTATTTGATGGTTTTTTGTTGTTCTTTTATATTTATATATGAAAAAGATTATGATTTTTTAAATAGATAAATTGGAGAATTGAAATGGCTGAATTATTAGAAGCTAATGATATAATGTTTACACCTTTTGAACCGAAGTTGCAAAACAGATTTGTGTTTTCTGTTGATGGTATTCCATCATATTTAGTTAAAACAACAGGAAGACCAAAAATTACATTTGAAGAGGTTGAACTTAACCATTTGAATGTGAAACGGTTTGTTAAGGGTAAAGGAACTTGGGATACATTAGATATAACTTTATATGATCCAATTGTTCCATCATCAGCTCAGGCAGTTATGGAATGGATTAGATTATCACATGAATCAGTAACTGGTCGTGATGGATATTCTGATTTTTACAAAAAAGATTGTAATATTCAGGTATTAGGACCAGTTGGTGATATTGTTGAAGAATGGACATTGAAGGGAACTTGGATAACTAATGCTGACTTTGGTTCATTGGATTTTTCTACGAATGATCCTGTAGAAACTACTGTTACTTTGCGTTATGATTACGCAGTACTTCAGTTTTAATATTATTATACATATTATTATAGTAAAAAGCCATCGTTGAAAAATACGATGGTTTTTTTCATTTTGTATATATTTATATATGAATAGAGTTATAGAGGTTATATGGAAACATTTAATGAAATAATAGAAGTTATATTAGAACACGAAGGTGGTTATGTAGATGATCCACACGATAGGGGTGGTGAAACAAAATATGGAATAACTAAAAAGTTTTATCCAAGTGTTGATATAAAAAATCTAACAAAAGAACAAGCTAAAAAGATATATCATCAAGATTATTGGAAACCAGCAAAATGTGATGAAGTTCCTCCACATTTAAGACATATTTATTTTGATATGTGTGTTAATTTTGGTAGAAGAGGAGCAGTAAAAGTGTTACAAAGAGCAGCTAATTCAAAACGAAAAGATAAACTTGAAGTTGATGGTGGATTTGGTCCAAAGACATTATCAGCAATACAAAAGTTAAGTATTGATAGAGTTAGAGCATATAGAGTATTAAGATTTGCAAATTTAGTTATCAAAAAACCAGAACAAGAACGGTTTTGGGTAGGTTGGTATAGAAGAGCAACAAATGTTTAGGAGAATAAAATGGCAGACAAACAAAAATTTCCAAGTGAGATAATTGATTTACCGAGTGGTGGTAAACTATATGGAAAAGACAATCCACTTTCATCTGGTAAAATTGAAATTAAATATATGACAGCAAAAGAGGAAGACATTCTTACATCACAGAATCTTATCAAAAAAGGTGTTGTGTTGGATGTATTATTAGATTCACTTATTTTAACAGAAGGTATTAAATCGGATGATTTATTACTTGGTGATAAAAATGGTATCATGATTGCTTCTCGAATTTTAGCATATGGTCCTGAATATTTAGTTGAAATACAAAATCCAGTTACAGGAGAAAAATTTGAACATAATTTTAATTTAGCAGATTGTCCATTTAAAGAATTACCTAATGATGTTGATTATTCAGTAAATGAGTTTATAATGGAGTTACCAATTTCAAAAAGTAATATAAAATATAAATTACTTACTGGTGTGGATGAAAAAAATATAATAAAAGAATCACAAGCTAGAATGAAATTTGGTCAAGGAACTTCTGAAATAACTACGAGGTTAAAACATTCTATTATAGAAGTAGATGGTAAATCTGAAATTGGTATAATAAATACTTTTGTTGATAATATGTTATCTAAAGATTCATTGGCATTGAGAAATGAAATGAATAGAATTACACCAGATATAATATTGATACAGGATATAGAAATGGAAGGAGAGATGGTCAAGGTAAATATACCTATGACCACTAACTTTTTTTGGCCTGACGTTACAGCATAAACCACAAATTCACGAAGAAATATTTCAACTTATATATCATGGTCAGGGTTTTACACATGCTGATGTGTATGAGATGCCTGTATATTTAAGAAAATTTTATTATAGAAAATTAGTTGATACGAAACAACAAGAACAAGAACAGATAGATAAAGTATCAAATAAACAAAGATACACGCCACCACAACAACCAAAAAAATCAAAAGTGACAACTAAATACAAACAATAATTTTCTATAAATTTGATATTTATTTATGAGTTGTTATATTTAAAATAATGATGGAGAATAATATTGGCAAATATAGGTGATGGATTTGATTTTAGTGGTTTAGGAGATGAAATAGGAAGTGTTTCTGCACTTTTTAAAGATTTATTTAATGCTATAAAAAAACATACAAAAGATGCAGCTAAAGATTTTAAAGATTTATCTAAAGATTTGTTTGATTCTATTGATGGTGTGTTGGGTGGTGTTCCTGGTAAAGTTAAAGATTTTATAACAAATCCAATTGGTGGTGCACTTACATTAATTGCTGGAACTATGGCAGATTTTGTAGCTCAAACCGATGATTTGGGTAAGAAGTTTGGTGCAATTGGTGTAACTGAATTTAGAGTTGACATATTAGCAGCTAGAACTGAAACATTAGCATTGGGTAGAGGATTTGATGCTATAACTGATACTATGAGTGAATTAGCTGATAATTTTGGTATATCCGCTGAAAAAGCAGCTGAAATGTCCACAGATATAACAGAAGCTTCTGTCGCACTTGGTTTGAGTAATACTGAAGGTTCAAAATTAATTGGTATTTTGTCAACGGGAACAGGATTATCAGCTAAATCTGCAATTAATCTTTCAAAACAAACAGCTTTACTTGCTAAACAAGAAGGGTTAGTTCCTAATACTGTGATGAAGGATATGGCTGACAGTTCAGAATCAGTTGCTAAATTTGTAAAACAAGGTGGTAAGAATATTGCAGTAGCAGCTATTCAAGCTAGAAAACTCGGAACAAATTTATCAACAGTTGCTAAGATAGCAGAGGGTTTATTAGATTTTCAAAGTTCTATTGAATCTGAAATGGAAGCTTCAGTAATGATTGGAAGACAACTTAATTATCAAAGAGCTCGTGAATTAGTTCTTACTGGTAATTTGTCAGAAGCTATGGGAGAAATCGTATCTCAACTTGGGAGTGAAGCAGAATTTTATAAATTAAATTCATTACAAAGAGATTCACTCGCAAAGTCAATTGGTGTGGGTACTGATGAATTAGCTAAATTTGTAAAGTTACAAGGAAAATCAGTTTCAGAACAAATGGAATTAACATCTATGCCATTTGATGAATTGATAGCTGACGATGCTATAGCAAGTGTCACATTGTTAACTAATAAATTAAAAGCAATGGGTGCAAGATTAACTGAATTGCTTGCAAAATTTACTGGCATGATTGGTATAACTAAAGACAGTTCTATTGGATGGGATATAGCTAGAATAGCTGGAATTGGTTTAGGTATTGCTATAATTGGAATTGGTTTAGCTGCAGTAGCATCATCTTTAAAAATTTGGGCTATGAGTAAGATATTAAAGAAATCTGGAAAGGGTTTCTTTAAATTTGGATTGATGGCTTCATATGCTATTCCTACATTATTGGTGATTTCTGGAGTAGCATTATCAATTGCGGCAGTATTTTTATCGTTTGGGAAAGCAATTGAATTTGCGGGTAGAGGAATAAAATCAGTAACAGAAGGTTTTGCTGTGCTCGTACCTAAAGTTCAAGATTTAATTGTAGCATTACAGGAAAAATTAACTTTGGGTGGGATTGGAAGAATTGTATTGTTATCTGCATCATTGACTGGATTATCGATATCATTAGCAGCAGTTGCAGCATCAGGTATATTTGCACTTCCAATTTTAACAGCATTAAATAAGTTTGGATTGATTGGTGTTGGAAAAACAGATACGACTGAAACTGGTATGACGATAAGTGAAGTTTATGATAAAAAGGTTAGTGATAAAATAGATATGTTGCAAAATGAAATTAATGGTCTTAGAGATGATATGAAATCATATTTTGGTATTGGTGGTACAGTAGCGGTAAGCATGGGTAGAGAAACCATTAAAGGAATTGAAAGAGCACAATTTGCAACTTAACGGAGAAATAAATTGGGTTTAGAAAATCTAAAAAGTATATTTTCAGAAGACATTGGTGTTAATAATTCTGTTCATAGTGGAAGACATAATAATCCAGATGAAAGTTATGAACAGCATGGAATTATTGCTTCTCAA